ACAATAAGTTAGTTAGCACACCATCCCACAGAACAAAACAAAAAGGTATACATATTGATTCATACTACATCTAGTACCACCACATATAGTGTATGTATATAGTCAATACCACGACATATAGCACCACAAGATATAGTGGTTTTACAGGACATACAACATATAGGGGGGTTAAATGTGGGGTGCCTTGTGTGTGTGTGTACACCCTCTAAATATATGCTGTTAAGGGGTACCACATATAGAGGTACTATATATAGTGGTGTACCTGATTGCTAGTAAAAGTAACTTATAAAGTAATTTGTAAAATAACTTTATATATAAAGATTGATGGTGCTAACCCTGTGTCACTCCCTCCCAAAAACCAGAATGAACTAAAATTAGTAACATTTAACAATGTGAAGTAATAGCCTATTACGCTAGTTACCATGGTCCTGCTAATCCACTTTATTGTTATCTGGTCAAGAATCCTTTTCTAAAAGCAGGAAGGAATCTTTGCTTGTGTTTTTACTATAACAGGTTTTAATTTTAGTGGTAGTATTTTACTACAGGGTTTTTGTAATAGTGGGAGTTTCCTCCTTTCGCCTACGATCAATCACACAGAAACCCTGTAAATTTGTTTGTATATATTAACAAGATGCTATACTTTATTCATAAGTAAGGCTTGAAGTCTTTATCCAACCTTCTGGTTGCTAGACATAATTCAAAGCCCTCCTTACTTTGTTTGTATAGTACAACCCTCTGGCAACAGAGGGTTTGCTATAGTTACACTATGGATATTTTTGTAAGAGATTGTGATGTTTGTTACCACCCTTACTGGGAAGATGAATTAATAAATGGAGTTTGTCCTGGGTGTCAAGAGTTTGAAGAAGAATAAAAAAAAAATTTTTTACGCACTTAATTTACAAACAATATTATATTGGTTACACCTAAGAAAGTCTTAGGTATCGTGTAGGGGTACACGATTAGAAAAAGAAAGAGCTTGAAATCATAATGACAAAAGTGTGCGTTGATTTAAGTTAATTCATTTTCTTTCATAAAACAGTATTGGACACACTGTACGACAAGACTGCACTTCGGTGCAGTTTTGTGTTACTATGGTAGAAATATATATAGGAGTACAAAATGCCAATGACAAAAAAAGGTAAGAAAAAAAGTTATGGTGGTGGAAGAAAACCAAAAAGATAATAATTAATTATGGCAGAGTATCAAGGTAAATCAGTTAAGTTAGATAGTCCTTCTAGGATTAGTAAAGGTGAACCTGGTCATGGTCGTAAAAAGTTTAAGGTTTATGTTAAGGATGGTGACAAAATAAAAAAAAGTTATGTTTGGAGATCCTAACATGGAAATAAGAAAAGATAACGCTGCTGCACGAAAATCATTTAGAGCAAGACATAAGTGTGATACAGCAACTGATAAAACAACACCTAGATATTGGTCTTGCAAAATGTGGTAAGGAGATATTATGCCTCATAGTTCAGGAAAAAATAGTTTAGTTGGAAACATACATAAAAGACAACAAGCAGGTACTTCTAGGTCTAAAAAAAATTCAACTATATCCAAAAAAACTTATGCTGAAATGAAGCGTGGTTGGAAAAAAAAGAAGTAAGTTATGGGATATTGGGGCGTTCCATGTCCAAGATGTGAAAAAATTTTGTCCTTAATGTATGGAGAAAATGATGAGTACCCTAAATTAGTTTGTAAAAATAAAGAGTGCAATAAATATGGCAAATAAAAAAATATGTTACGCAGCAGGATGTTTAAGACCACTACCACCTAAATCTAGTAAATACTGTAGTAGTCGTTGTAGAAATAGAATTGCACAACAAAAGAAAAGGGCAAAAGCAAAAGGTATTGAGTGGGAACAAAAAGATGATGTTGTCAATATACCAAGTCAAAACAATGTAAGAAAGCGTAGAGGAAAAATATACACTGACATAAAAGAATCTGGTTACGCACAACAAATATTAGAAAAGAAAATAACTATGTCAGAAGTAGCTAAAGTGTTAGACACATCTGTAGCTTCTGTGTCTATGGCATACAATGCATGGGTAGAAGATACAGAAACAGAGATAAAACAAAAAACTTGGGAAATACCACAAGTTGCAGAAAAATCATTACAAGATTTTAAAGATTTTAGAGATAGATATTTTGAAACAGAACAAGGCGTACCATATGAAACACCAGAGTTTCACATTAGATGGATTGAGTCAATACTAGAAGCAATAGATAAAGGTGAACAACAAATGATATTGTCACCACCACGACATGGCAAAACAGATTTGCTTATACATTTTGTTGTGTGGCTTATATGTAAAACACCTAACATAAGAATTTTGTGGGTAGGTGGTAATGAAGATATTGCTAAAAACTCTTGTAGTTCTGTTATGGATCAATTAGAAAACAATGAATTATTAATAGAAGAAATATGTGGACCAGGACCTAAATTTAAACCACAAAACAGAAGTGGTAAAGCGTGGTCATCTACAGAGTTTACTGTAGGTACTAGAACAGTTACAGGTATAAAATCACCGACAATGGTAGGCATTGGTCGTGGTGGTAAGATATTGTCAAGAGACTGCGATATTATTATTGCTGATGACATTGAAGATCACAGTTCTACTATGCAACCAGCATCAAGAGAAAACACAAGAAACTGGTGGACCACAACATTGTCAAGTCGTAAAGAGGAACATACCGCTATGGTAGTTATTGGTTCTAGGCAACACTATGATGACTTGTATTCACACTTGTTAGAAAACGAATCTTGGAAAACTATTGTAGAAGAAGCACATGATACAGCTTGTACATTACCTGACTGGGATGAAACAGAACACAGTGACTGTATGTTGTGGACAGGTAAAAGAACATACAAATGGTTAATGGATAGGAAGAGAGCAGCAGAAACTACAGGTGGTAGAGCTATATACGAAATGGTGTATCTTAATGTTGCTATGCCAGATGGACTTGCATTGTTTGACAGGGTAGAGATAGAAGAATGTAGAGACCAAAAAAGAGACATAGGACATATACCATCAGGGATTCGTTTAATAGCAGGATTAGACCCTGCATCTACAGGTTATCAAGCAGCATTTTTGTGGGCATATAATATGGATGCAAACAAATTGTATATGGTAGATATGAACAACAGTCTTGGTGGTGGTATTCCACAAGCACTAGAAATAATAAAAGAGTGGTGGGGTAAATATAATTTATCACATTGGGTTATAGAAGAAAATGGTTTCCAAAAAGCTATTAGACAAGATAAAAGCATAAGAGAGTTTTCATCTAGTCATGGTATATTTTTGGAAGGACATGAAACTTATAAAAACAAATTTGATCCAGTGTATGGTGTAACAGCTATGAGACCTATGTTTCAAGAAAAAATAATTTCTTTACCATACCTTAGCTTTGAGGCACAAGAAAAGGTAAACTTATATACAAGTCAGTTAGTGTACTTCTCTTCTGCTAAAAACAAAAGCAAAAGTGTAGGTACAAAAACAGACATAGTTATGGCTAGTTGGTTTCCAATGAGAGCTATAAGAAGAATGCAAAAAGAAAAATTTGCAGAGTTAGGATATGAATACAATCCTAGTTTTACAGGCTATAATTCAAGTAATATGGATATAGATAATTGGAGTTAACTAAGTGTTAGACAGCGACAAAATATACGACAGGATAGATTACCTAAGAGTTATTAATCAAGATTCAATGATTGATAGGGCTAGAATCAGAGACATAATGAATGGTGGTGAAGCTGGAGTACAAGCATTACTTGGTAAAACAATGAATGTAGAATATCACGAATTACCAGCACCTAATTTATTTTTAACCGCATTAGAAAGATTTGCACAAAAATTAGGTAGAAGTCCAGATTTAAAAGTAGATATAGTTAATCAAAAAGATTCAGAAAGAGCAAAGAAAAAATCTGAAAAACTAGAACGAATAGTATTGGCATATGACAAGAATCAAAAGTTGCATATGCAGTTACCTCAAGTTGGTAGATGGTTGCCAGGTTATGGTTTTGTTGTATGGGTTGTAAAACACAAAAGAGATAAAGATGGCAACGCATATCCATACGCAGAATTAAGAGACCCATTTAGTTGTTATCCAGGATATTTTGGTAACGATCAACAACCTAAAGAACTTGCAATAATTACTAGAGTTCCACACAATGTATTAGCAGACCAATACCCAGAAGCTAAACCATACATATACGCATATGAAAACAATGATGGATTTCAAAATCCATATTCTGCAATTATAGATGGTTCAGATAAATCAGGTAGTTGGGCTAACTCTACAGGTCATGGCAAAGTTGTAGTTGAGTATATTAACGAAGATGGTACATATGTGTATCTTCCAGAAAACAAAAAAACTATAGATTTTATGCCAAACCCATTAAGTTCTGGTCCATGTTTTGTTATAGCTAAAAGATATAGTTTTGACCAAATGCAATCACAGTTTCAACACATTACAGGTCTCATGGCAAACATGGCAAAAATTAACATACTTGGAACTATTGCTATGGAAGATGCAGTGTTTACAGAAACAAATATTATTGGTGAGATTGAATCAGGAAAATATAGAAAAGGCAGATTTGCTG